CCAGGAGGCGGCTTCGATGCTGTAGTCGTTGCCCTGGGCGCGGACGTCCCAGATGATGCCGCCCCACTGCAACTGGCCAGCGGATTCGACGTAGATGAGGGTGGTGCCGGGGTCGACGAGGGCCGGGTTGGAGGCGACCAGTCGCGGCGACAGCGTCCCGGACAGGGAGCCGGGCCCGGACAGTTCGTCCCCGTACTCCAACTCGGTGAGCGGCAGCGCGGTGGACAGCCAGGCGCCGGTGAGCGCGCTCTGGGTCAGGACCCGGTCGGGGATGGGGGCGGTCACCGCGGCGCCTCAAGGAACTGCACGCTGGCCATCAGCGTGGTGGAGGAGTCCACGCCGACCTTGCCGACGTTGCCGGTGGATCCGCACGCCTGGAAGCGCAGGGTCTGGGATGTTCCCCGGTAGGCGGAGGGGATGGTCAGGGTGTCGCCCAGGACGATGGTGCCGCGGCGGACGCCGGACTGGTTGTCGTCCAGGACGACGGGCTGAACGGTCAGGGAGGCGCCGAACGTGGCGCGCAGGCCGCCGAAAAAGGCTGCGGTGTTGTAGCGGATCTGCCCGACGGCCATGGACAGGATGGCGGTGCTTGCCCAGTCGGGGATGGCGACGGTCCAGCCTGCTGCGGTGGAGAAGCTGGAGTAGGTGCCGGAGGTGCCGCTGATGTCGGTGGACAGTGAGGAGGGCGACTGGATGAACTGGTAGAAGTCCCGGCGCGGGTTGGCCACCTTCCGAAGATCCACAATCATTGCGTCGGTGATGGTGGCAGTGGAGGCGGGGATGTCGATCCGGGCCAGGGGGATACCGGTGCGGCCGTCGGGGATCGTCGTCGCCGAGCTGGATACCCCGGAGAGGATCTCGAAGAACACAATCTGGTCGACCTCGGGGTCCAGGCCGGCGATGTACTCGGGATCCTTCACCCGGACAATCAGCATGTCGGAGCGGCCGACGCCGCCGGTTGAGGCGATGTCCACGTTGAACGCGCCGGCGTTGTAGGCCGAGTAGTGCCCCTGGAAGGCGTCGTCGCGGCCCTTGATGACGCAGGATCCGTCGGCAACGGTGACGCCTCCCCCGGGTGTGGAGCGCTGTGTGACCTTCAGGTCGTCGCCTTCGGTGATACCTTCCGCGCCCCGGGCCAGATCCTTGATCAGCATGCGGAACTGGGCGGCGGGATGGGCGGCCCCGTTGGTGAGGATGGGCACCCGGTATAGGGACATGTCGGTACTCTCCTCAGAGGGCGACGTAGGCGTCGCGCCAGGTCAGGCGCATGCGGGCGGTGTTGGTGGAGTCGAAGGCCGTCCACCGCATCTCGGATGTCCCCGGGGGCAGGGAGAACAGGTCGATGCGGCTGCCCGGGGTGAGGTAGGCGGAGGCGTTGCCGCCGTTGTCCCAGGTGACGGTTCGGTAGCCGGGCCGGGTGTCGAGCTCCACCCACCGGCCGGCCGCCAGGGTGAGGGTGGGCATGGCCAGGGTCCGGCCGGACGCCACGTGGATGATCGACACGTTGGAGCAGGGCCCGGTGATGCGGATGATCGGCCAGGCGTCGGAGTCTCCCTCGTTGGTGACCCAGCCCGGCCGCAAAGCCGCGACGGTGCCGTCCTGCACGAAGATCGGCGCCACCACCGGGGCCGCAAACCCACCGCCGGTCAGCCAGCCCAGCGGGATCTCGGTGGTGGTCTCGGCGTCGGCGTAGAAGGTGGGGTCGTGGGCGAGCAGCTCGAGGTCGATTGGCACGTATCCGTGGATGATGCGGGAGTCGTCCGGGTCGAGCTTGCGGGCGCGGACGGTGATCTGCTTGACCGGCCGGCCGGGACGCTTGATACGCAGCGCCAGGCCCTGCCCGCCGACCAGGCGGACGCTGGAAGCGTCCGTGACGGCCTGCAAGGCGGCCACCATGTCGTGGCAGGCGGCCGGGTTGTTGGGGATCCGGATCGCGGCATCGAACTGGATCTGGCGGGCGGCCCAGTAGTCAGGGCCGGCGAACGCCCCGTCCATGGACGGCTGGTCGACGTCGTTGTCCCGCACCGGCGGGCGTCCCAGGCCGTCGACCTTGATGACGTTGACGTCCGTGCCGGTCCCGATGAGGACTCCGCCCACGTCGTACTGGAAGTCCGCGAGTTCAAGCGGCACGGGCGGCCACCCCTCCCCTGCGTGCGCGGCGGACGGAGCGTCCGACCTGGGATCCGATGTCGGATGCGGTGGCCCCGGTACGGACCGCGGTCACCTGGACGTGGGTGTCGCCGCCCTCGCGGATGATGACGACGCCCCGGGAGGCGGCCACATCGGTGAGGCCGAGGCCGAACCGGTGCGCGACGTCGCCCAGGACGGGCAGTGCGCTGCGCCGCTTGGAGGGCGACAGCGGTACATACGCCTCTCCTCCGGTCTCCGGCTCCGCGAAGGTGACCGCGCCACCGCGGGTGGCGTAGATACCGGCGCGGATGCCGCCGTCGGCGTAGGAGAGGCCCTTGTTGGCGCGGCCCAGGTCGGCAAGGAACTGGGTGGCGCGGGAGCCGAGGCTGCTGAAGATCTGCGCTTTGGCCTTGGTAGCGACCGCGATGATCTCGTCTTCTCCGAGGCTGGTGGCAGAGGCGACGGCGTGGATGCCGGTCGACTTCGTTTTGATCGCGGCGATGATCTGCACCAGCTCGGACACCTGCTCCGAGGTCAGCGACTGGCCGGCACTCTTCGCCGCGCTGTTCGCCTTCGCTGCGGCGCCCTTGTCCTTGACCGCGGACGCGGCAAGCTTCTGCGCTGCCTCGTCGCCCTGCGCAGCCAGTTGGGTGGCGAGGTCGCCGTAGCCCATTCCGGCCAGCTTGGCCAGGTTGGCCTGGAAGGCGGCGGACGCCTTGGTGCCGGCGTTGAGCTGCGCGGTGTAGTCGGCGAGGGTGGCCTTGGCCAGCGGGCCGAGCTTGCGCAGGTTGGCGACGATGCTGTTGAACTGCGACTTCGATGCCTTGGCGAGGGCGGAGACCATGGTGGCGCCCTCGGCGCCCATGTCGCGGAGCTGGTCCACGACGTCACTGCCACCCCGGGCGGCGATCTTCTTCAGGTTGCTCTCGTAGGCGGCGTTCGCCTTGACCGCACTGCCCAGGGTTTTGCCCCAGTCGGACAGGCTGAACTGCTTCTTGTAGCGGGCCTCTGCCGTCTTCGCGGCGTCGGTGGCGGTGGCCACGGTGCGGCGGGCCTTGGCGACGGCGTTCTCCGCGGCAACGAGTTGGGCGTGGGTGTGCTTGTGCTTGCGGACCTGCGACAGCTTCGCCTCGGCGGCGCGGAGGCTGTCGACGGCGTTGGCGCGGGAGCGGAGCGTCTTGTTGTACTGGTCCTTGGTGATGGACTGGTGGCTGCCGCTGTAGGACGACTGGACGTCGGAGGCGGACTTCATGGTGCCGGTGGGCGTGTAGGTGAACCCTCCGCTGGCGAAGGCGGTGATGTTGCCGTCGGCGTTCCACTGGATCGCCTCCGGGTTGCCGCCCAGGCGCCGCACGATCTCTTCGGTGATCTTCCGGGAGCGGGGCCGCTTGGAGGGCGCGAAGGGGACGTAGCCCTCACCCATCGTTTCCGGCTCTCCCCATACCCGCCACGATCCGGCGGGGGCGATCTGGGCGACGTGGTCCTCGGCGCCCTGTGCGAAGCGGCGCAGGCCGCCGCGCTGGATCCCGCCATTGGCGTAGAAGTCGACCACACCGCCGTCAGCCTGGGCGCCGTAGTCCCGGTGGGCGGGGGCGACCGCGCTCTTGGAGCCCTTGGTGGTGAACACGGTCTGCCGGGTCGTGGTGATGGTGATGCTTCTGTCGTGGAGGGCGGCGATGGCGTCGCGCAGCGAGTTCACTCCGGAGCGCTGCGACCCGGTCGGCACCGTGATCACGACGTTCTTGCCCTTGGTGTCCCGGATCTTGAAGCCCAGTTGCTCCAGCTGTGCGCGGGCCTCCGCGGTGGGGGCCTTCATCGTGATGGTCTTGCCGTTGGTCGAGGCGACCTTCTGCTTGACCGCCTCCAGGTCGGCGATGGTCTGCTGCGTCGCCGCATCGATCTTGATGGTCTTGTTGGTGAGGCCGTCGCGGGCCGCCTCGACATCGCTGAGGCGGGTTTTCGCGCTCGCGGTGTCGGCGATGACGGAGAACCTGCCGTCCTTCAGCTTCACAATCTTGAAGCCGAGCTGCTCCAGCAGCGTCTGCGCTTCCGCAGTAAGCGCGTTGACCTTGACCGACTTGGCGTCCGGGGTCTTGTTGATCGCTGCGATGACGGAGTCGAGGCCCGCGATGGCGTCCTCGGTCTGCATCTCCAGGACGATCTTCTTGCTGTCCGGGATGTCGAGGTAGGTGTCGGCGAGGGCTTCGGCCTGTTCCCTGGTCAGGCCCATCGCGTCGGCGGCATCAACGAAGGTCTTGCGTCCGCGGCGGTAGATGTCGTTGACGTACGTCCACGACTTGCCCTGCTCGCGGGCCGCAGCCGCCGCGGCATCGGTGTTCGCGGCGAGGTCGGACAGTGACTTCTCGGCTTCGCGGGCCTTGGTGCTGCCCAGGTCCAGTTCGCCGTCGCGCAGCTTCAGCGCCCCGGCATGGTCCTTGATGGCGGCGGTGGCTTCGTCGATGGACTGCTCGAACGCGGACATGGCCGAGCCGGCGGCCCGGTTCACGTCGTTCAGGGCGACGATGCTCTGGCGCAGGCCGTCCGCGGACTGCTTCTGTGCGTCCAGCTTGGCCTGGGTGTCCTGGGCGGCCTTGCCGAAGACGCCCATCGACTCGGCGGCCAGTTTCTGCTCGAAAGCCTGGTCTGCCAGGGCGGACTTGTAGTCGTCCATCTGGCTGGTGACCTGCTTGGTGGTGTATCCCTCCTTCTTCATCTGGGCGGTGATGCGTTCCAGGGCGGCGGCCGCCAAGTCGCCCTGACCGTTTTTCACCAGGTTGGCGAGTGCCTGGTCGACCGCGTCGATGTTTTCTTTGGCGTCCTTGATGGGGGTGCTGTCGGTGCCGAAGAACGACACGATGGACTGCTGGACCTGATCCAGGCCCTTGGGGTCGGTGACCTTCTCCAGGCTGTCCGCGAACCCGGACAGGTCCTTGCCGAAGGAGCGTGCCGCTTCCCCGGTGACTTTCCCGGTGTCGCCCAGCGTCCGCAGGGAGGTGGTCAGCTTGTCGACGTCGGGGGGTGTCTTCTTGCCCATGTCGGACAGCGCGGACAGGGCGATGAGGAGCACGCCGATCCCGGAGGCGATGAGGGTGGCGCGGGCTGCCACTCCCAACGACATGAACGCGGCCCGCAGCCCTGCCATGCCGCCGCCGGCCGCAGCCGATGCGGCCGTCAGCCCGGCGATGGCGGCCCGGACGCGGGTGAGGCCTCCGGCGAGGGCTGCCATGCCCGCCCCGGACAGCTGAAGCAGCTTCAGGGCGGTGGCGACCTGGAGGATGATCCCGACGAGTTCCGGGGGCAGCGCGGCCACCAGTTTGGCGGCGGCGGTGACCAGGGTGAGCATGCCCGGTCCGGCTTCGGCAGCACCGCGCAGCAGGGTGACGACCGCATCGGAGAGGGCCTTGACGGCTTCGCGGGCCTCGGGCCCGTTTTCTTTGGCGTAGGCCATGAACTCGGCGATCGGCCCGGACCTGAAGGCGCCGCCTTCGGACAGGACCCGCAGGAAGTGCATGACCTGGTCGGTCATGTCGTCGAGCTGGTGGTCGGTGAAGTCGGCGAACCGCCTCGCCATGGCGTCGAAGCCGGGCGTGTTCACGGCCCCGCCGGCCACCGTGACGAGCCGGTTCAGCTGGGTCGACGCGGACTTCACCTGGGGGGTCAGGCGCGGGATGAGCTGGTCCAGGACGGTGATGCCGTTGGTGAGGGGAGTCATGGTGAAGGCGGACATGTCGTCCGACCAGTCCCCGAAGTTCTGCTTCAGCTGGGACAGGGCGATCGCGGCCCGCTGGGTGTCCGGCGGGAGGGCGGCCAAAGTCTTCTGGTAGGCGATCTGCGCCTTGATGGCCTCGGCGGAGGCCCTGCCGTGCTCGCGTACGGCTTCGTGGTACTTCTTCTCCGCGTCCGCTGCCTCGGACAGCGGTTCGATCTGCCCGGCAACCGCGATACCGAACGCGGTCGCTGCCGCGCCGCCCGCGGCCAGCATCCCGGTCAAAGGCACCAGCGCGGTACTCAGGCCGGACACCAGGGGGATCGCTGCCGGGGCCAGCATGAGCAGCCCGGCAAGCATGCTCCTGCCGCCCACGCCGCCGCCGCTGGACCCGCCGGTGTTGCCGCCCAGGTTGTTCAGGCCGCTCCGGTCGGCGACCACGCGCACCCGCACGGTCTGGTTCTGGGCGCGGGCGATGACCGCGTCGACCTCACGGCGCAGCCGGTCCGGGTCTCCCAGCGTGATGGGGATCCGGATGCGCTGGCCGCGCGCGGCCCGCCGCACCGCTTGGGAGACGTCCCTGCGCAGTTGCCGGGCGTCCACCAGGCGCAGGTTGACGCCCAAGCCTTCCCCGGTGCCCGCGGCGGTGAGGGCGGCCCTCACCTCGGCGCGCAGCCGGTCGCCGTCCACCCGCACGCGCAGCCGGAGGTCGTCGCGGGTCTGCTGGCGCAGCAACGCGATGTCGCGGCGCAGGGCGTTGACGTCGTTGGAGGCGGTGCGGGCATCGCGTGCGGTGTCGCGCAGGGTGCGGGAGAGGTTGCTGCCCTGCCCGGTCAGCCGTACGGACAGATTCCA